TCGGCGGTGTAGATGAAAAAGAAAAGAGAAGTGGTGTTGAAGTGCTGGATGAGGTGTATATGATGCATAATATTGTACCGGCCATTATCTCTGCACCAAAATATTCCAAAGACCCGGCGGTAGCTACAGCATTGGAAGCAAAAGCGGAACTGGTAGGAGATCTGCTGAATGCCACTGCGGTAGTGGATCTGGAATGCGAGACCACAAAGAAAATTCAGGATGCAAAGGCAGCAAAAGACAAGTTAGGCGTGTTCGGTCGCCAGACGGTTATTTGCTGGCCGAAAGTTGTCATGGCGGGATATGAAATCTATGCATCTGCCGAATACTCTGCGCATATGCAGTATGCCATGATGCAGAATGCGGGTATTCCAACATCCACAGACAATACAGAGGCAATGATCGAAGGGATCTGTACGGAAGGTGGAGAGCGGAAGCTCTATACGGAAAAGCAGTGCGCAAATTACCTGATGCAGTATGGAATTGTTTCTTACAAATATCAGAATATGTGGAAGACTATAGGTGAGAATAGTGCAGCGTTTCCGGACGAGACAGCGCAGAATCAGAAGTCGATCAAGGGTGTTGCGATCTGCAACTATCTGGAAAATCGTTTCAAGACAGATTATGCATATCAGATTGGACGAGATACAAAACCTGCAGCCATTAAATCCATAGTAAATGCTTTTAACTACATGCTGTCAAAAATGGTTCCGGACTATCTGGCAGGCGGAGAGATGGAATTTCGGGAGGACGAAAATCCGATCGAACAGATTCAGGAAGGATACTCAAAATTCCGTGTCCACTACGCGGATTATCCGACCACAAAAAGCATGGACGCAGAGTTTGTGTGGGATGTGAGCGATTTGGAAAAAGCATTTTACGGAGGGGATAACGAATGAAAGCAGGAATGATTCCAGACAAAACAAGCAATTTTAACTTATACACGAATACTGCCGATGCAGCAAATCGCATTGTTGGAGTGACAGACAGCATCAATTTGATTGAGCTGGAAAATATGAGTACAACACTGAACTTGGCGGGATTCGCCGGAGAGGTTGATTCTCCGACGGTCGGACAGTACAAGTCTATTACCATAGAAATTCCATTTTCGAACACATCAAAGCAGATGCTGGAGGTGGCGGCGAATGACCAGAATCCGATCATCGCGCGGAGCGCACAGGAATTTATCGACCCGGAAACAGGCAATAAACAGATTGTAAACAGGACTATTACAATCCGTGGATGGACAAAGAAGATTAACTACGGAAAGTTAAACAAAAATGGAAACGGTGAGCCTTCGATTACGAAAGAAACCATCTATTACCAGGATATTATCGATGGAGAAGAAGTTACTTGCATTGATAAATTGAAAGGAACAGTAAAGATCGCAGGAAAAGATATGACCGCGGATATCGAGAATTATATTTAGCAACAAGGTGCGAAAAATTCTACACCGATAATAAAAGCCTGTTGCGACGTCGCAACAGGCTGAATAAGAAAAGGAGAGAGAAAATGGATGAATCAGTAAAATTGGAAGCAAAAATGGACACAACAAACGAGCAGACAAAGAAAAAGGAGTTGCCACCGCTTGTAGCGAACTTCGAAAAAACATACAAATTCGAAGGGAAAGAGTATGACAAGATTGATCTTTCCGGCATGCGAAAGATGAACACAACTGACTCACAGGAGTTGGACGATGTAATGAGGGCGATGGGGAGAGTTTTGGTCAATAAATTTAGAGATACAATGTACTGCAAACATGTTGCAATGCGTGCGACAAGTCTCCCGGTAGAATTTTTTAACGCGCTGTCAATGAAAGATATAAATGAAGTGGAGAATGTGGTGCAATATTATTTTTTAGTTTTATAGGGATCGATGATCTCTCGGAATTAAAAAAACTGACGGTACATATATCCATGAGATTGTGCACATCGTTGCAGTATTTGCGGGAAATGCCGATTGAAGATCTACTGGAAGTGGCAGATGAAATCATACAAGCGCAAGGAGGCAACACATAATGGGAAAAAATGTCACATTCAAAACGACGCTGGAAATCGGAGCAAAAAAAGGAACCGGGTACGATGCCGTACTGAGTGGATCTGTAAAAAAACTGAATGCAATGGATCGGGTGGCCATGAAAGCCGGAAGGGTGATGCTTGGAACAGGAGTGGCAGCCGGAACTGCGGTGGCTGTTATGGCGGCAAAAGCAAATGAGACATACAGCAACTTTGAGACACAAATGAAAGAACTGCAGGCTATTTCCGGAGCAACAACAAGCCAATATGAGCAACAGAAAAAAGCTGCGATGGATGCGGGGCAGACCACAAAGTTCACAGCTGCGGAATCTGCGGAAGCTATGAAGTATATGGCGCTTGCAGGCTGGGACGTTAATACACAGTTAAAAGCATTAAATCCAATGCTAAAAACAACAGCGGCCACGAATGGAGAATTAAAGACCACATCCGATCTCGTGACAGATTCCATGTCAGCTGTTGGAGTCGGAGTTGAGGGAATGGAAACATACCTTGACAAAGTTGCCATGGCAAACAACAAGGCAAACACAAATGCGGAGCAGTTGCTCCGTTCACTGGTTAAATCCGGAGGCGCCGCTAAAACGCTGGGCGTATCCATGGACGATTTGATTACAGCCACTGGGGTTCTGGCGAACAACGGAACAAAAGCAGAAGAATCCGGAACGGCCATGAATTCTATTTTGACGCGTATTGTGTCGAATTCGACGGCTATGAAAGCGTTTGACAAGCTGGGCGTAAGTTTGTGGGATGCAGACGGTAAGTTTGTGGGGTTGCGCCAGACACTGCTGAATATAAACGATGCAATGGCGGACTACACGGACGAACAGAAAGCTACAACCATGGCTGCTATTGCCGGAGTACATCGATACAGCCAGTTTGGATACCTGCTTGACTCCGTAAAGGAGAGCACGAAAGACGGTGCATCCGCATGGGATACGCTGGAGAGCTCTATATCAAACAGTACCGGTGCCATGAATAAGATGTACGACACCACAACGGATACGCTGGCAAACGCGAAAGCAATCCGGCAGTCAGCACTTGAGGATATGCAGATCCGGGTAGTGGATACCGTAAGCGATTCGGAAAAAGAGTTTATCCAGTGGGAAGCGGAATTCATCCCGACGGTTACGAAAGATCTGCAAGCCTATGCGCAGGCTCACCAATACGATTTTGCTAACGCAATCGAAAGTGTGGAGGGAACCGTCGAAAAAGCGTATGAGGTTGGATCTTCGGCTGTATCGTTTATCGTAGAAAATAAAACCGCTGTAATTGGAGCGCTGAAAGGCGTGGCTGGTGGAATCCTTGCGATTGATATAGCGGCAAAAGGAGCAAGCGCTGTAAACGGAATAAAAAAGTTTATGGAAACGTTCGGCGGCGCCGGTGGCGGAGTGACAGGGGTAACACTTGCGGTATCTGCAGCGATTGCAGGATACAATGCTATAAAAGGCGCGATAGACAATGCCAACGAGAAGATGGCACAGAGTAACCTGGAAGATCATTTTGGAAATGTACGGCTAAGCCTGGATGAAATCGACAAACTGGCACAAAACATCATCGGAGAAGACACAATGATGAAAGTGGATGCGCTGAATGAGGCGATGCAGCAAAGCGAAACGTCTCTTGGGAACATCACGGACAGTCTGACGGATGTAGAAAAGAGCTCATGGAAGGTAAACGTGGGCTACAGTATGGACAAGGATGATTATCAATCCTATGCCACGCAGTTAGACACTTACACTAAAAACGTGGAGCAATACGCATCAGATCGTGGATATGAGGTGCATATTTCGACGGCGCTTCTTTTCGGAGATGGAAGCGAGCAGGATGAGGAACTTTCCAATACTTTTAAGGGCGCACAGCAGCAACTTGATACTTTGGGAGATGAGTTGCACGACTATCTGTACGATAAAACGAATGGTGCACTTTTAGATGGAATCATTGATATTGACGAGAACAAGGTTGTCGAAGAATACCAGAAAAAGATGCAAAGCATCGTTGAAAAAATGAATGCGGCAGAGACGAATGCTCAGTTTGATGCGATTGAAATGAAGTATTCCGGAGCGGATTTGGACTCCAAGGCATTTGAGCAGTTGCAGAAAGAACTACAGAAACAGGTTAAGGATGCGGCAGACAAAGAGGAAGAAGCCTATCAGAACACCCTGCAGGGATATGAGTACAAGAAAGCAACAGACAGCTCCTACACGGATACGCAGTTTGAAAAGGACAAGGCGGCAGCGGCTAAAGCCTACCACAAGGGCGTGGAAGGCACACAGGTAAAAGCAGCAGATTACACAGTGAGCACAGTTGATGATGCATATTCTGGAAAAATCAAAAAAGCCATGGAAGATGCGCAACAGGTCTATGAAACCTATACTGATTTAACAAACGAAGAGACACGGTCACTGTGGAAAAATAATCCAGGGCTAGCCGTGAACAATTTGGCGAACGAAGTAAATTCAATCTACGGAACGGAAATAACAAAAGCAGACAAAAAAGGCCTTGGAAAAATTGCAGTGGAAATGAAGAACCAAATCGAAGATCTGCAAGACGCTGCGCGACGTTATGAAGAGGCTGGAAAGGAAGTACCGGATGCAATAAAAGAAGCACTTGAGGGAATGTATACAATTCAAGGATTGTCGGGAAATTACGACGCTTTATCGCAAGGAATTCTTAGCAAACTACTTACGGATGACGACTTTACTAGCTTTGTAAGGCAGTCAGGTGATGAATTCACAAAGGCGTATTTTGGTATTGAGAACGAAGCGAAAACAACGTTTTCAAAAGGTTATGATATTAACACAGATATTCGACTAAGCCTTGACACAAAATTGACGAATATTAATTATTCCGTGACGGATGCCATGCAGAAAGCACAGAGTTATATCCAGCAAAAGAATGATGCGCATCCGATCAATACCAGCACGAAACTGGCACAGGATATTATAAATATCAGCAATGGGAAAATGCCGGGAGCTAAAAAGACCGTACCTTTTACGCAAAATGCGAAAGGTGGATTTTACGACAAATACACTATTACATCGCTAGTAGAGGAAGGAAAGCCGGAAGCGGTACAGCCGTTGGATGGTTCCAAGCGGGCAAAGGACATCTGGTATACATCTGGGGCGATGCTGGGGATGTTTGACAGACAGCCGCGTACTATATTAAGTAACAGCCAACAGACAGCGCAGCAGTTGATATTTAATCCGACAGTGATTATCCAGGGAAATGCGAAGAAAGCGGATGTACAGGACGCAATGCGGACAACTTATGGGGATGTACAGAATATGTTGCAAAAAGCGGCAAAGAAGAAAGCGAGAGTGGCATTCTGATGGGAGGATATTATTGGACAACCAAAGAAGGGGACATGTGGGACCTGATCGCATGGAAAGTCTATGGGGATGAGTCACGGACGGATCTTTTGATGGGTGCTCAAGAAAATGCTATTTTTTTGACGACAACAATTTTTTTGGATGGAGTAAAAATCTGGTGTCCGTATTTTGACGCAGAAGATCCAGACACAGAAGAAGAATTGCCACCGTGGAGAGATGTGGAATGAAAAGCACGATTATCTTGAAATACAACGAGAAAGACGAACAACATAAAATAACGTCAGACATGGAATCGTTTGAGTGGGTGGATAACGCAAGTGGATCGGCTGACACGCTAACTCTTACACTTAGAAATGATGGAAAGCAGAAGTGGATGCGTGGATACATGCCGACATCAAAGGATTTTATCCAAGCGTGGATACAGACACAGGACTGGCCGGTAGGCAAAGCCACGCAGAAGGTGTACTGTGGAAAATTTATGCTGGATTCATTAAGCTTTCATGGCTTTCCGGAAACGGTAGAAATATCTGGGTTATCAGTTCCGATTAATACGGGATTTAACGTAACTCAAAGACATAGAACATGGAAAAAGACAACGATTAAAACCATCCTTTCCGCTTTGGCGAAAAATGCAGGGATTCCGCTGCAATTTGACGCAAGCGATCACAAAATAGATAGCATTTCACAAAGCGGAAAGACGGATCTGAGTTTTGCTTTTTCGATTTGCCAGGACTATGATCTTTGTCTGAAAATTTACAACAAAAAAATGGTTGTATATGACCAGACAAAGTACGAAAGAAAGAAAGCAATCACAACGATAAAGCGCACATCTCTCGGAGGGTCAAACGCATACGAGATCAGCGATCAGCGATCGAAGGAATACAATGCGGTAAAGATCAGCTATACCGGGAAAAACGGAAAGACACTCTCATATACATTTCACAGACCGGGAACGAACGGGAGCCGCGTTATGTATGTAACCGAAAAAGCGGAATCTCTAAAGGATGCAGAATTGAAAGCGAAAGCGGCATTAAGATCGAGCATAAGGGAATGCAGAACGGCAACTATTACGTTGACTGGGAACACGATGTATACAGCAGCGGTAAATGTGAATCTGAAAGATTTTGGAAAATTGGACGGAAAATACTTCATAGATTCTGCGACAAATACAAAAAGCGGAGGAGCTTATACTACGGCACTTACGCTCCATCAGGTTGTTGCAGATTTTTAGGAGGGAAAATGAAACTGTTTTATTGCAAAATTGTTTCTGTAAATTATAAATCAGGAACTGTAAAAATCGTAATACCAGATGCGGATGGACAAGTTCTGGAAGATGTGCCGTTGCTTGCATGGGACTACCACATGCCACAGGACGGAGATACCGTTGCGGTATTAGCGGAAGAATATAATGGGAAAATAGAAAAAGCATTGGTTCTTGGACCGGTGTATTCAGAGACTAATCAGCCGGACGATGGGAAAAAGGGACTGTACTATATTAGCCTACCTGGAGGAGCTGCATTAAGATATGAAAGCACAGAGCAAATAATGAGTATAACAGCACGGACGCTTAGTGTAAAAAATTTGTTATACGACACACTTGAAAAGAAGGAATAAGAATGGGGAAAATCGGAAGTTTTGGAGATGTAACTTTTGAAATTAAAGAAAATGAAAAGGGAGTAAAAGCACTATCTATCCAGGATATGGTAAGGGAGGGAGATGCAACCCATTCGGAGCACCCAAGAGATGGAAAAAAACCATGGCTGGAATTTTCCAATCCGGGATTGGATGAAGTGACGTTTACTATTATTGCGGACGCACAATTTCAGGTAAAACCAAAAAGCATTGAGAAGAAATTGCGAAAATACAAAAATGAGGGTGCAGCAAAATATTTGACGCTGGGTGGATCGAAAGTTGGATCAAACCCTTTTGTAATAACAAAAATGTCGGATGCTTATAAAACCATTATGTGGAATGGCCGTGTGCAGTCAATAACCATGGATATAACATTAAAAGAAAAGCCGACAGCTCACAAAAAGAAAAAAACGGCAAGCAAAAAAAACGATAAAAAAACAAAAACAGCTAAAAGTGCCAAAAAAGCTTCTTACGACATTTATACTGTGAAAAAAGGTGACAGCCTGTGGAAAATAGCAAAGAAATACTATGGAAGCGGTGGGAAATATACAAAAATATATAACGCGAACAAAAACCAGATTAAAAATCCAAACTTAATACGTGTTGGAATGAAATTAAAGATACCAAAGTAGGGAGAAAATATGGACAATGTAGAATTTGCAGGAGAATATTCAAACACAGACAGAAAAATGATTGAAGATAATCTCGGCACTATTGCAAGTACGCCATATGGTTCCGCCCCATATGCAAGAGATATTGGAGTGCATAGAATTGCGCTGCCCACACAATACGCAAAAAACGAATACGCAAGTGAGCTAATAGCGCAAGCGGAGGAGTGGGAAGATCGTGCAGAAGTTACACAGGTAGATGTGGATAATAACGGAAAAGTAAAGGTGGTGATTGCGGATGTCGGCAATTGATATATTGGAAGCACTTCCGGAAATTGATTTAATTAAAGAGGAAGATCTGGACGTGAACCATATAATCGAAGAAATGGTGAATGATTTTGAAACAGATTACGAGGAAAAGAACGGTGAAGAAATAACGTTATATCCAGGAAACTATATAAAACTGCTGATCAATGCGACGGCGGGAATGTTTTCGCAGCTGGCGTATGTGATGCAGGAGAGATATCGACAGAATTTCTTAAAATATTCGCACGGAGCGGCTTTACGAAATCTTGGAGCGTTAGTTGGATATGCAGAAACCGGAGAAGAAAGCGCACAGGCTACCCTACGGTTTACAGTGTCGGAAAAGCAGAACAGGGATATTAAAGTTCCGCAGGGAACATTAGTTACGGCGGGGGATCAGGTTTATTTTGCTACAAACGAAG